TTTAAAATAGATACTGCTAAGAATGCCGCAGTAATGAGTACAAATGGTAACGCAACAGTACAAGATGGTACTATAATGAAGTTTGACAGTACTGGTGCTATCTTATTACCAGTTGGTGCAAACGGAACTAGACCAGGTGCGGCAGGTAATGTTGCTGTAGAAGGTATGTTACGATACAATACTACACAGACCAATATGGAATTCTATAATGGTACTGAGTGGAAACAACCAGGTACTGAATTTACAGTTATTGCCGCCGACGATTTCAACGGTGATGGCTCAACTGTAGCGTTTACATTAGATGCGGAGTCAACAACAGCGGCAACTGTAGTATCTATTAACGGTATTGTACAGATACCAACAACAGCTTACGCAGTGTCAGGTACTACATTAACATTTACAGAAGCTCCGGCGGCTGGTGATGTTATTGATGCACGTAGACTTACAACTACAACAACAGTTAACAGTCTAGCAAATGGTAATAGTTCAGTTGAACTGCAAGCAAATGATGACAACTTTGCTAACATTACAACTGGTAGTACTACAAGACTTTCAATTAACAACGCAGGTGATGTTGTAATTGAGCAAGATCTAACTGTTAAAGGACAGCTTACTGTATTAGGTGATTCTAGTGGTAATATTAACATTGGTGATGAAGCGTCTGATAAAGTACAGCTAACAGGTACTATTGTATATGACGAAACACCAATTACTACACAAGCTGGTAACATGGTGGTTATTGATAGCTTTAGTACAGATGCATATCACTCAGCTAAGTATTACATCCAAGTAAGAGATGGTGCTACTTCAAGTATCCAGACACAGGAAACAATGTTAAATCAAGAGGATGGTGTAGTAACACATAGTTCGTATGCTGTTATTGCTCCGGACGGTGAGATTGGTACATTTGTATCAAATATCTCAGGTGGTAGTGCTAGGTTAATTATGGTTCCAGTTGGAGCAGGCATTAACGCTAACATCAAAGCACAAACAACTTATATTGTTTAATTTAATTAGAGTTCTGAGGCTTAGAAATAGGCCTCAGTATTCGCTTAAGAGAGAGAAAATAAATGCTTAAATTACTTGAAAAACAATATAGATCCAATTATGACGGTGAAGACGTAGTAACATCACGAACACTAGAAAACGGTGATTGGACTTCAGTAACTGAAGAAGTACCCAATAATGTTACTAACAATCAAATTTCAAATCGTGCTGTAGTATTTGGTAACAGCGAAAGTAGAAAGAATTTTCCAACCGAACATACACTAAACAAGTATGCAGGACTACTTGGTGCTGATACATTACAAAGTTATGGTTGTAATGCTTTCCATAGAGATTATACTCCGGATTTTTTAGTAGTAACTACTAGAGCAATGGCACAGGAATGTGTTGATAGTGGATATACTAGTAACAATATTGTATACGCTCAGGCTCCATTGACTTTAGAACATCCAGGAAAATTTTACCTAACTCCACTTGATCACTATGCAGATGCAGGCGCAACTGCTACATATCTTGCTTGCTTTGACGGACACCGTAAAGTGTACCTAGTAGGTTGCGAAGGTAATTTCGACGAAGCATACAATAGTAACATGTATGCTGGTACTAATGGTTATGATCCTATCAATGCTGATCTTAGAGGGGCCAATAGTTGCCCTGCTTATAAACAAATATTTGACACGTACAACGATGTAGACTTTGCATTAGTAACACCAAACGGTGAAATGCGAACATACGAAGAGTGGAAAACATGTCCGAATTTTAGACAAATTTCACACAGACAAATGGTGTTAGAAGCAGATTTATAATTGTTAAAATAAAAAGATAAAAGCCCGGAAGGGCTTTTATTTTGACTAAAGTATGGTCTCTAAAGTTTTAATCTTACTCACTACAGACTCAAAATTTATTGTACGCCAAACACCTGGGTGTAACGGCTTAGGATGATCCTCTAGTGCCACCCAACAAAATCCACGATGTTCTTTATTAAGTAAGGGAGTAAATTCATGTTCTACAGGTGCTATAAATGTATGATATGTAAAGTTACCGTTGTTGCTAGTAAACTTTTCTATAGGAATAATTTTTAGATCTTTAATAGTACCGCCTAGCTCTTCTTCAAGTTCTCTTAAAAGGCTAGTTAATATGTTCTCTTTATATTCGACTTTACCCCCGGGAACGCCCCATGATCCTGAGTAATTGTTACTGTTACGTAAAAGAAATAGATAGCGTTTAGTAGTTGTGCAATATATAAAAGTACCAACACCTTCTACAATACGAGAGTCCATAGACCGTTTTTGTACTCGCCTTCCCAGCTTTTTATCCATTGATCGAGATTCCACTTATATTGAACTCCGGTATTTAGATTACTTACATATTGTACACTACTTTCCTGTTCGCTGTCAAATACTACGTCCCACTGTGTGCCATCATATTCTACGATATCATTAGCATTGGCTACTAGATCAGTCCCGTCACTTCCTCTCCAGGCGCTTGGTCCATCGCCGACAGAATTATCAAAACTTCCAACAGCATGTAATAATAGATATCTAGTTCCAGTAGAAGGGGATGTAATACTAGCGTCTACAGTAACCTTACGTGGGTCAATAATAGCATCGATTGGATTTAAAGTATTACTTGGATATGTATCAACGTCGGCATTGAATATTAGTAAACTGTCGTCGGTAGGATGAAAACTTACAGTACCAATTACTTCGGCCTCTCCCTCATGGGTCAACAATCTAACCTGACTAATACCATTTTCAAGCTCGCCGTATACATTAACTAAATCTCTCCATACATCTCTAGTACCCACTTTTACTGGAGTTGTAGTAACAGGATGTTTTGGAACTAGTTCTGTCGGCGGATCACGTGGATCCTCAATTTCATTATACTTTAATAATGTAAGAGTGTTGCCAATTAATAATACACCATAATCTAACGGGGTGAAATATTGCCTTTTGCCCATTAAATTAGTGTCCTTAGTAATATCCTCTGACAGATTTCCTTCGCTGTCATGTATACTAGCAATAATTTTTTGTATAACCCCTAGCTTTTTAACCTTAGCCGGTGGGCTAATCCAAACTGGAAGTTTAAATGTTAATGAAGCAACGTCAATGGGATTTTCAGTTCCTATCGGTACTGAACGACTTGTCCAATTTGGGCTTTCTAAATAAACAGCAGTTAAACTAGTCCAGTCAATATAATTGTCTGTTGACTGTATCTCTAATGCTGGGTTAAACAAAACAATTAATTGTTCTAACAGTTGTAATTTTTGTTTAGTATTACTGGTCCATACATCTAATTTAAGCTCTAGTGTGTATGGAACAGGCATTAATCTTTCGATAGAAAAAGCATTGCCTTGTGTAGCTTCGTATTCTTGTGTTTCTTCATTATATTTTCTTTGTCTAATGTCCATTTTGCCAACAAAGTTGGGCTCTTGTACTCGATCTCTATCGTAAGTTACATTATTAATATATACTGTCATTGCTGGTACTGCTATTATAGCATTTTCGCTCATGTTAGTAATTATCGACGCTACTTGACGACTACCATCTCCATAGTAAACAGGAACTGTTTGTAAGGTTTTATTGCCTTGTCTATCCTTACCAAATTCAACCTGGAAACCAGAAGTCATTCTGATAAACTGTGCTAGGAATCGCTCAATCTGAGCATCATAGAAAAACTGTTGTTGTGCCGCCATAATTAATTATCCGCCGATGGACGTAAAGCATCACTCAGACTCTGACGCTGTACAGTTACATTAGCATAGACTGTGTACTCTAATACGTCCTGAGCAGTTAATGCCGTAGACACAGTGAATGATATATTACCACTGGTATTTGCTATAGTATTAGTTATAATCTTGCTATTAAGTTTTGATTGAACTCCATATGTACTTACATACGGTGTTTTAGTAACTACCTGTTTAGAACTTAAAGTAAACGATTTTGTTTCTGCGTTTGCTGATGGTGTATAAGGATCTGCAACTTTAATTGCGTCCCAGGCTAATGCATTTTCGTAGTTAGCATCAGTATTATTAATAAACCCGCTCTTCTGTGTAGTATTTGTAGCACCAGGTGTTAGGTTAGTTCGTAAACCGTCTTCCATTTTAACCCATCTCCTTGAATCATATCGGAATAATCTATTAGGAACGTAATCTACTCTGAGGAAGAAATCACCAGTAACTGGACTTGAGGGGAATGCTATCCCTGCCGATACACTAGCACCATTTGGAGGTAGTGCATCACTAGTCAAATATCCTTCTACTTTGCGTGATGGCGATACTGTGCTAGTACTTGAATATGTATTGCTAGATACATTAGCATTTGAGCTTGTATCGGCTCCACCACCTGGATCCCCAGGTAACCCATCCGGAGTTACTGGAGCAGTATATATGTTGGTAGTATCATACCCGCTCTTAGGAACATCATCTTCTGCACGCTCAACGATAGCTTCGTTGACTTCTTTGTATTTTTCGTAGGTGCTCAGAACATCAGCTATACTACTATCAGTACCTTCACCAGCCGCAATATTGTCAATGATATCTTTGTATTCTTGACTGTCTACTAACGGATTTAATTTAACACGCCATAAGTGGGGATACCAAGTTGGTGCAAATCCTTCTGCGGCACGTGTAGCATCTTGTACTACATAATATCTTTTGAGTGCAACAGGTAAGTCTTCGTCCAACGGATATAGATCTTTAAGGTTCGGAAGTTCTAGTACATCACCTACTATTATTTTTCTACCAAGAGTTTGTATCATATCATTTAGATGGAAAACAGCAAACATGGTATCGCCAGTTAAGAACAATCCAAACTGTGTAAGATCAAAGTCATTATCATTCATACGATATATAGTACGCATGGTATAGATATCTTGATCGTACTTTCTATCGCGATTTTCTAAAAATAATAGATCTTGTATACTGGTAAGGCTAGTTCCACCTGGTTCGGTGTTACTAACAAATCCTTGATCGAGAGGGCCGAGATATTTGTGAATGTTGACATCAACGCCACCCACTGTGAACATCTCTGACATTCTTCGATCAAAAAACTTGTAATCATCGCCTTTGTGTGGACGATATAAACTTAAACGTGGCATTATTTAATCCTAATTATGTTAGTATTTATCGTCATTGACACCCTAGGCTTTTGAATGTATAATTATTATTATGGAGATAAAATCAAGTCTTGAATGGCAACCTATATATTCTAAGTTAATGAAACTAGCAGATGGTTGCGGAAAACATAGGTACGATATGAGAAAAATAGTAGAAAATTTCCAAGTCATAATAACTGAACTAAGTATTGAAGAAATAGAATGCCGTAGAAAACAGAAACAAACCAAGCGTCATAAAGAACTGATAACTAAAATTAATAAAGAAATTGAAAAATACGAACAAATGATTACATTTGGTACATTATTAAATGGTTGACAATATCATAGTTTACTAATATAATAATTGAAACAACAAGGAAAGTAATGGCTATTAAATTATCTAAAAAGAAAAGTGGTGTAAAAATAACAACAGACCGCTCAGGAAAAAGACACGAACCTAAATGGGAAGGTGCCGCAGACTGGAACGGGCAAGAGTTTAATACATTTAAACACTTTGCGTTTGATTACTATAGGATGGAAACAAAAAGTACAGACAATAAAAAGTTTGTAATCCAATGGGTAAATGACAGCGAGCAATGGCAAGAATATAGCAAACTGATAGGTAAGAATCCTGACAATCAGTTTAGTAATACACTAGGTGCTGTGTGTAGAATGTTAACATTGGGTATGCCAGTAGAACATCAAGAACACAAAGAGTATTGGGAATCGCTAGGTGGCACTGAGGGTGAAGTTAAGAGTCCGATAGACTTTGTAAATGAAAGACTAGAAAAACTATTAGCAAAAGCAGAACACATTATTGAAGAAGTTAAAGACACTAAAAAAGATAATAAGCCACAACAACCAACCATACAAGATCGTATGAATGAAATAGCTAACAAACACATCTTACATTTTGAACAGTACGAAGATCAATTAATGAATGGCGACACTGTTGCGGATCCTAAAGCATTTGAATATCTCAAAACACAAAACTGTCCACAGGCATTGATTAAAAAGATAGCAGGCTTTTTCAGAGCACACAGGCAAGAACTAATAGATGCTAAAGCAGGACAAGACGAGCAACTAAAAGACGGTTATAGTCACTACAAAGCGGCTGATTACAAGCGTTTTGAAACGTTTTATAGTAAATTATTCACTGATTTAGAAGCCTACGAACAAGTTAAGAAAGCTACTAAAAAAGCCAGAGTACGTAAGGCACCAGCAAAAGAAAAGGTAGTAGCTAAACTAAAATATCTTAAAGAAGATAGTAAGAGCAAGTTAGTATCAGTAAACCCTGTAGATATACTAGGTAGTACACAGCTATGGGTATACAATACTAAAACACGTAAACTAGGTAAGTATGTTGCTGACGCACACCAAGCACACCTAGGAGTCAAAGGTACTAGTATCATTGGATTTGATACAGCACAGAGTATGCAAAAAACTTTGCGTAAACCAGAGCAACAATTAAAAGACTTTAAAGGTGCAGGTAAAATACAGTTACGTAAGTTCTTAGAGAATATCAAAACTACAGATACTAAACTTAATGGTCGTATCAATCAGGATACAATACTCCTTAAAGTAATCTAAAGTTATCTTGTTGTTCAGGATAAATACTGATATAATAGGATAAAACAAATGGCCAACGAATTACCAGAATTTATATCAAATACCTCAGCTAACTTAACACAAGAACTTTCGGTTGAGACAAAAGATCTCTACTCTAATGTTACAGGCACTGGTGCTGGACATATTGCATTTGACGCAAACTTACAAGCTCAACTTGATTCTGTAGCTTCAATAAGAGCTGATATCATTGATTACATAAGATTAAGATTAGGTTACGGCATGATTGATGTTGAGGCCGATCAAGAACATTTTGAGATGGGAATTAAACAAGCATTCAAAAGATATAGACAGCGTAGTTCTAATGCTGTTGAAGAAAGTTATGCATTTTTAGATATATATCCTGAAACACAAGAATACATATTGCCTAGTTATATTATTGATGTTAAACAGATATTTAGACGCGGTATCGGATCAGTGACAGGCACTACAGCTAGTCAATTTGAACCATTTGCATCAGGATACTTAAACACTTATATGTTAGTAGCAGGACGTGTTGGTGGACTAGCTTCGTACGAGCTGTTTACAGGTTACCAAGAGTTATCTATGAAAATGTTTGGCGGCTTCATGAACTTTACATGGAACAAAGTTACTAAAAAACTAACAATAGTCCGTAAAGTTCCATTTGCTGGCACAGAAGATAAACCAAGAGAAAGTGTATTGCTTTGGACATTCAACTACAAACCAGATCAAATGTTGTTAAACGATCCACAAGCGTTTCCATGGATACAAGACTATGCTTATGCTCTAACAGCAATAAGTATCGGGCAAGCACGTGAGAAGTTTGCTACAATCGCAGGGCCACAAGGCGGTACTACACTAAACGGATCAGCAATTAAACAAGAAGGTCTAGCACTGTTAGAAAAACTTGATGAAGAAATTAAGTTGTATATGGACGGTGGACAACCAATGTGGTGGGTTAACGGTTAACAATTATTTGACCTTGTAACATTTTTAAGTTATACTATTAGTTCAACGAGGGAGTGTGATGTCATCAATTATAGGTATATGCGGGTTTATGGG